AATCCGATTAATAAAATTAAAAAAGTTGTCTTTGATATTGAAGGCGATCCAATCTCAGATGTAAAAGAATTACAAACAGATTTTGTTAGTATTATCAATAAGATTCCTGAAGAACCTAAAAAGAGAGCAGCACAAGTTTCGTTTCAAGATGAGGTCATGGAAAATTTTAATGATATGAGTGAAAGAAATTTATATGGAAACAGACCCTTTAATCAAGAATCTATTAACAGTATACAAAATAAAGTTGTTAAAGCAGCTCAGGACATTCCAGAAATCAGAACGGATCTACAAAACTATTTAGTACGATTTAATCGTTTCTTCGGTAATCATCAAAAACGCGCACAGACACTAAATACAGATGAAATATTTGAGTCTGATAATATTAAATTAGATTTGAGAGACTATGATTCAGGTAAAAACTATTATCCAAAGTATCGAGGATATAGTGGAGGACAATATAATTTATTAGGTGGGGAAAACTTTACAGAAAACGTGTATGTGTTTGACGGTAAAATACCTAGAGTTTCAGGAGATCGATTTAACTTTACAGAAGGTTCACCACACTATTTTAGTAACAAAGAACTTATGTTCGCTAGGTTTGATGATTTACCAAATCCTAAAATTGGAGGCAGACATTTACGATTATCTGAAGTGCAATCAGACATACACTCCCCATCAAGAGCAAGTAATTCAAGGACAAGAGATGAGTTTTTTTCACAGAACATCAATACGTTTAACTCAGACGCAGTGGTCAACGATTTAAAAAGAAAACGTCAAAATATTTTAGATGAGCTACAACCTTACACCGAAATTGGTAGAGGAGCATTGACACGAGCACAAGAACAAAAAAAGAGTCGATTACTGTACCAGTTAAATCAAATTGATCGAAGTGCAGTAAAAGAATTAGCTACGAAAGGTCAGATCGATGCAACCACCTATGCTCCGATGCGAAATAATTATAATGACTATGTAATTAAAGATTTATTACGAACGATGGCAGAAAAAAACATTAATGCGATTTCAGTTGTTCCAACGTCTATGAATCAGAATTTAAAAGGTTTGTATGATGCAAGTAAAATTGGTAATGAGATTAATTACGGTTTACAAGACGGTAAAAAGTTAGTTCGAAACGCATCAGGTAAATTAGTAAAATCTTCTAAGTTTTCTGACTTAAATGAATCGCTAAGAAAGATTGCTTCTCAATATGGTGCAGAATTTAAAAAAATGCCAATGCCTAAATCGAATCCGAACAAACAATTCAAAGTGATTGAAAGAATTCAAAACGATAAAAATAAAGAGGCGATTAAAGAAGGAAGAAAACACTATAATAAAACAGAAGGACAAGCAGTTATTTATGAAAATCACTTATCTGCTTTTGATACAGAAGAAGCAGCAGAAAGAGCAGCAGCCGTATACAGAAACAGGGGATCTGGAAGAGGAGATATTGTAGTCGTGCAAATGAATCCTGAGAATCCAAGAAACTATGAAGAAGTGATGACTTTAGTGGCACCGAATGATGTGCTGAAGAAATTTTTATTGCCTTTTAAAGCTTACATGAATGAAGGCGGCTTCGTAGACAAAGTGAATATCTTCAAGCCTCTTACCTAGATTTCAACACAATAATGGTTTACACTTGTCGAATATACGTATAAGGAGGACATATGTCAAAAATGAAAAAACTGGGCAAAGCCCTTGCCGCAGCTGGAGCAGCTTATGGTGCATCTAAAATGTTTGGTACAAAAGGCGACGATCCTATGATGAAAATGATGGGTGGCGCAAAAACAGGTGATGCAAACATCGCAGAGAATATTGCTATCTTTGATAGAGGCATGGAGAAAATTGCAAAAGCAGGTGGCGTTTCTAAATTAAAATCTGGAGGCATGTCTGTCATGGCGAGAGGTTGCAAATTAGGAAAGAAAAAACCAACTAAAATTACATAATGGCTATTGATAGAGATAATCCAATCGATGAAGAAATCGATGTTCAGGAAGAAGTTGAAGTAAACTTTGATGAAGGTACAGAAGCGGAAGCTCCTGAACAAGATTTTTACGGAAATTTAGCAGAGGAGATTGACGAAAGAGCGTTAAGTCAAATCGCAAATGATTTGATTACGGATTATCAAAAAGATAGAGAGTCGAGAAAAGATTGGGAAGATGGATACGTTAAAGGTCTAGATTTACTAGGTTTCAAATATACAGAATTAAATAGACCGTTTAGAGGAGCAGCGGGTGTAACCCATCCTTTATTAGCGGAGTCCGTCACTCAGTTTCAAGCACAAGCATACAAAGAATTATTACCATCTGATGGTCCTGTAAAAACTCAAGTCGTGGGTGCGAAAAACATGAATGTTGAGATGCAGGCACAGAGAGTTAAAGATTTTATGAACTATCAAATCATGGAGAAGATGGAAGAATACACTCCTGAGTTTGATCAAATGTTATTTTATTTACCACTTGCAGGATCTACATTTAAAAAAGTTTATTACGATGAAATGTTAGGTAGAGCAGTTTCTAAATTTGTTCCTGCGGAAGATTTAGTTGTGCCTTACTATGCTTCAAACATAGAAGAAGCACCAAGAGTTACTCATGTCATCAAAATGTCAGAAAACGAATTACTTAAAAAGATGGCAGCTGGTTTCTATCGTGAAATCGATTTAATGAGACCAAAAAAAGAAGACAACAAAATCAAAGATAAATACAATGAATTAGAAGGTATCAAACCAGTTGAAACAACTGACATGATGTACAATGTTTTAGAAACTCATGTTGAGTTAGATTTATCTGATTACATTGCAGAGAATGAAGAAGATACTTTAGGAATTAGAATTCCATATATCGTAACCGTTGAAGAGTCTACAAGAGAAATTTTAGCGATTAGAAGAAACTACAAAGAAGGAGATCCTAAATTTACAAAACAAGAATACTTTGTTCATTTCAAATTTTTACCTGGATTAGGTTTTTATGGTTTTGGTTTGATCCACATGATCGGTGGCCTGTCACGAACCGCAACGGCTGCACTTAGACAATTACTCGACGCTGGAACATTATCAAACTTACCTGCTGGATTTAAATCAAGAGGTATGAAAGTTAGAGATGATGATCAACCTATTCAACCTGGAGAGTTTAGAGATGTGGATGCACCTGGCGGAAACATCAGGGATCAGTTTCAATTACTACCATTTAAAGAACCATCAGGAACTTTATTCCAATTATTAGGTTTCTGTGTAGATGCAGGTAGAAGATTTGCTTCAATTGCAGACATGCAAGTCGGTGACGGCAACCAAACTGCAGCAGTCGGTACCACAATTGCTCTTTTAGAGCGTGGAAGCAGAGTGATGAGCGCCATTCACAAGCGTTGTTACTATGCAATGCGTCAAGAATTTAAACTTTTATCAAAAGTAATCGCAAATTATCTACCACCTGAGTATCCTTACGCAGTTTATGGTGCAGATAGATTAATTAAACAGATCGATTTTGATGATCGAGTGGATATTTTACCTGTTGCAGACCCAAATATCTTCTCAATGTCACAAAGAGTGACGTTAGCACAGACCCAATTACAGATTGCACAGTCAAATCCGCAGATTCACAACATGTATGAAGCTTACAGACGTGTTTATGAGGCATTAGGAACGAAACAGATACCTGATTTATTAAAACCAGAGCCTCAACCAATGCCAAAAGACCCTGCAATTGAAAATATGGAAGCATTACAGATGCAAATTCCACAAGCTTACCCAGATCAAGACCATGATGCACACATTGCAGCCCATTCAGCGTTCATGAGAACTAGAATGGTACAGATTAACCCACCTGTGTACGCATTATTACAAGGACACATCTCTCAACACGTGTCATTTAAGGCTCAAATTGAAGTAAATCAAATGATGCAACAAAATCCAGAGATGGCACAGCTTGCACAACAGAATCCGCAGCTATATCAACAACAATTCAACGCAGAAGTGGCTAAAAGAATTGCTCAAATCACTTCAGAACTAGCTCAAGCGGAGCAAATGGGGGATATGGCTAAACAAGACCCTCTAATTATGTTAAAACAGAGAGAGTTAGACCTTAGAGCAATGGATATGCAAAGAAAAGCAACTGAGGCAGCTGAAAAATTAGAAACTAACGAAGCACAGTTTGATGAGAAGTTAGATTTTGAAAGATTAAAACTAGAAACTCAAGATGAACAGTCAGATGAAAGACTGAAAGTGGCGAGAGAAAAAATGGAGGCACAGAATGGACGATCTAAGCAAAAGAATTAACATGTTCCGACTCACACCCACAGTCGGTAAAAAACTTATGAAATCTACACCTATTAAATCAAAATCAGGTGCAGCAAAATTTGAAAGAACAATGAAAAAAGGACTAGGCATTCCTGGTTACTTATCTGGTGGACAAGCAAAACTAGATAAAAACAAAGACGGTAAAATTTCTGGAAAAGATTTTGCAATTCTTAGAAAAGAAAAAGCAAAAGGCAGAGGCAAAGGATTACAAGATGAAAAATTAAAACCTGGTAAAGTTATGAAAGCTAAAACAGGAAAATTAGCTGAGAAAAAAATTTCTAAGGTTATG